ACCACCTGACAAATCTTTAGTCATGTAGTGCTGGTCTTGATATTTTTCATCTGGCTCATTTTCGTAATCTTCTGCTTCAATGCCTTCACCGCAACCTGAATTGCCTAAGTGTGCTTTGCCACAGATTTTACAAGGTTCGCCTTGTTTGCCTGGTTTAAGATCATCCATGTCCATGCCTTTATCGTCATAGTCTGGATCTTTAAAATTATCATCGCCTGAGATAAGATCTCTCATTCTTGCTAAGTTGTCGCGTCCATCTTCTGGTGGACCCATAACTGGCATAGGTGGTGCAATATCTTTTTTAATTGCTGTAGGAATTTCTTCTCCAGCACTTGCACCTGTTGTTCCTTTTAATGCATTCATTAACTTAATAACGTCTTCGGCGTTATCGCCTGACATATTAATTGACGCTGATGCCGCTTCATTTAATGCTTCGTCCAACGCCTCAATTTTTTTATACATATCTTCAAATTTCATAATTAACTCCCAATTGGACTTTTAGATTTACCAGCATCTTCCATTTGCTTTTGTTCAGCGTCTGGCTTTACACTCGCTACTGGACTGTTTGTATATTCTTTTCTTACGCCTTCTAATTCTTTTAGTAAATCCATTACTCTATTAGAACCAACTTCTTGTTGTGCAGACTCTGCTTCTAATTCTTCTTTTGTAAGTTTTACTTCATAAGGCTCATTGCTTATCTCTTGATAAACTTCTTGCATAGCATTTACGTTACGCACCATAATGTGTGACTGTGATTTGCCAATGTTATAACCTAAATACTCTTGCATCGCTTCAGCGTGTGTAGGATACGTAACTGATGCTTCGTAATAGGTAACTTCCTCGTTTTGTAACTGAGGGAAATCTAATGGACGTTCTTGGATAGGTGTTTTCTTACCAGGTGTAATGTTTACAAGGCCAAACTTCTTAAGAGCAGTTTCTAACTTATCTGCTACACCTTCATTATCACCGGCAACACCAATCTTAAATTCGTACTGTTTACCGTTATATGCTTCTGTTAAATATTCGCTGTATTTTTTCATAATTATTAATCCTACTACAAGTTATTTATCCATGTTTTTAAGTTTTTCAATTAAACTATTACGATCTGTTACTACATAACCGTCGCCAGCCATTACATTATCGTCATTTCCGGCATCTTTATCCTGTTTTTCTTTTTTAAGTTGCAATTCTACCATTTTAAGTTTCTTATCTAACTTAGCAACCTTAGCATCAAGGTTAGTTTTAAGCATTTGTCCTGCTACTTCAAATACCCTACCGCTATAACGTGATTCTACGTTCATACCTAAATCCATTAGATCTTCGTATGCATCCATGGCCTTTTGTGCAACTTCGTTCAGTTCTTTATCAGCCATTTCGCCAAGACCTTTTACCTGTGGTAACGCCGCTGATATTTTATCAAGTTCTGCAATACTACGCTGTGTTTCTTCGTGTTCGATAACAGCAGTTTGCTTACTTTCTTTTTTTGCGTCTTGCTTATCTTGTTCTATAATTTCTTTAGAATCAGGTAAGTTTAATAATTCTTCTAATTTTTTAGTCATATTTTGGATCCATTAAATGCTACTATTATTTATCCTATTTTCGACTGCCGGAATGAAAAATGTCTTTCTCAGTAACCACTCTAAAGTACAATCCTTTATCTTTGCACCATGCTTTAGCGGCTTCCCACTTAGCCATATTTAAAACTACCTGTGCTTGTTTGTATCTATTTCTACCTGCACTTTCAAGAGTAGTTTGATTGTCTGGTTTTACTTCAATTACTTCTGCACGTTGTTTACCATTTTTATCTGAATAAACAATAAAAAAATCTGGAACATATACCGTTGCTTTACCTGTCAACGGATTTCTATAAGGTATCTTAACTGCTTCACTGGCCCATTTAGCCACATTAGGGTTTTCATCACAGAACTTCATAAAAGCAAATTCCCAACTACTTCTGTATAATGGTGTTTTGCGTCCTATGTATTTGTCTGGATATTTTAAGGAGTAACGCCCTTGTGCAAACTTGGCCATGTTACACCTCTATGTTTCGTGCTTCGGTCCTATTCACAGCGTTGTCTAATTTATAACCTAATGTAGAAATTTTTTCTCTGTTATAATTTAAAACTTCAGTGACAACACTACTAAGTTGAATCTCATCTTGTTTTTTTAATGTATCTAATAGTTGGAAAACATTTACGTTGTCTAACTTTGCCTGTTGTAAAATTACAGTACCAACAGCAATCGCACTTTGTCTTGCAAAGCCTCTACTTTCAAAGAAGCCTACAACTGCATCAACTTCATTACTTGGATAACTTAATTTTCCTGTGAAGTATTGATTAAAAAATTCTTTTACTTCTTTTCCACTATCTGTTCTTGTTGAAGTTGGTAAATTGCTCATTATGCATTCCTTACAATGTTTGCCAAGTTATTTAATGTTTCACTATTTTGTGCCGCTTTGAAAGAAGAACTTGCAGAATTCCAAGCACTGTTAATAGCACTAACTGATGCATCGCCTCCTGCTTTTAAATGTGTTTTCTTAAATGTTGTTGCCTTAGTTAAACTATCTAATGCATCTGGATTACTTGCTAACGCTGATGCAACATCTGATACACTCGTTGACTGTGCCAATGCCGCGACATTAGCCACAACACTTGCACCAGCAATCGCAGTAGTAAGAGAGTTTGCTCCGCCATTGCCTGCGTTTTTAGGAAACAATGAGTTTGCAACACCGCCAACCGGTGCTCCGCTTATGTCGCCTAATGCATCTTTTAAAATATTAAAACCTTCTTGACGTAAACCTTCTTTAGATAAACTTTTTGCATTTCTTAATGTGTTTGCACCTTTTAATACTGTACCTAATAATGCACCCGGTGAACTAAATGCATTACCACTTGTAATATCATCAAATACATCAGCCGCTCCTGCCGCAACACCACCTTGTCCAAACAGACTTGATGTTCCGCCGCCACCTAATGTTAATGGACTTGGTGTTTTATCATAATGTTCTTGTGCAAACCCTTTAGGTGCCGCACCTTCTGTTACTGGTCCTCTTGAATACCAAACAGTTTCAAATGCAATACTCATTGTACTTTGTACTACTTCACTTGATGCTTGATCCATAGTATCATGTTGCCAACTTTGAATCAAAGGATTAACAAGTGTGAATGCAGTATATCTTTTTCTTGACATTTGATATACAATAATACTGTTAAAGAATGGAGCAAAACTATCGTTATCAAAGCCGTAGCGATATTGTTGATTAGATGTTCCATAAACGTTTGCTCTATTATATGCTGAATTCGTACTTAATGGCGAACCTGCTTGGTCAACACTTGCATAGTTTCCATCTTTGTAATAATATCTATAGTATGCTTCCCACATTGCTGTTGTAAGTCCGAAGTTATCATCATGAAATACAACTGTACACGGACTATAGTCTATTCTTTTTTGTAAAACTCTTTTTCTGTTGTATGCGTGTTTTGTTTCTGTAGTAATATCAAACTTAGGTAAGTCGACACTTTTTACAAGCATATTAATTGTATTACCGTGCTTCTGTGTTAACTGAGGAATAATTGCAGACGCATCTGGATTAATGTTAAATGACACATGATAAAGAAATTTGTTTTTAGGTGCAAATTTAAATGCATCATCAACATACAGTCTTGCCGCGTGTTGAAAATCCCCAAGGTTACCTTTTGGATTAAGAGCCCCTTGTGCTAAATTATTGAGAAATGGTGTTAACTTATTTGCCATACTAATATTTATCTATATGAATAAGTGGGTATAGAATAAAAAAGGCGCCGAAGCGCCTTTTTGTGTTTTACGTAATAAAACTACTATTACTGACCGCCACCTGTAACAAGTGTATTGACTGTTCTGCCTACGGCAGTACCAATTCCAGTACCTTGTGGTGTTTGAATTGCGTTATCGTATCTAATGTTAAGTGCTACAGTTACAGCGTCTGATGTTGCATAAGCCAACTGATTGTAGTTTGCACTCTCAAGATAACAACCGTACAATTCAAAAGTCTCTAAAACTGTCGCTGTATTTGCTCCGTTACCACCATCGAGAATTTCGATTCGAGTAACAAATTTATAATCAGCACCTGATGCCGCTGAACTTTGTTCAAAGAAGTCGAACTGTTTCTGTAACTGTTCGCCAACAAGTTTTTGAACGTTGTTGCTAACATCTTCACGTAAGTTAAGTGTAATTGGTTCCCAAGTATGTTTACCTGCCAAGTATACTTTTGAGTTGTAAACATCTAAGGTAATCTGTTCGAAAGATACGTTAGGTCTTGTTACATCAACTACTTGTTTTGTTAACTCTGTAGTTGGAGTAGATACACCAAAGTTTTCAAGCGATACCCTAAAGCGGTATTGCAGTTTTGGCATTAACAAACCTTGTGAACTTGAACTTGCGTTACTGTCCAAAGGTACTGTTAATCTTGAGAGTGATGAAATTGCCATTATTTGCTCCTATTAACTTTATTTATCATATTATAGGCCCGCTATTTCTCCAGTGTTTTTAAGTCTCAATGGAATGTAAATAAACTCCACTGCTTTCACTGGTTCAATTGCTATGTCTACATATAGTTCGTTTCTATCAATTCTTGAAGGCGTGTTGTTTGATTCATCACACACTACCAAGAAGTCATATAACGCTCTTTGACCTACAAGTTCTAACATTAAACTGTCTACTTGTTGTTTAATCTCATCTCTTGTGATCTTGTCGTTTGGTTCAAAGATATACGGTTTTGCAAGTTTGTTAAGTTGACTACGTAAGTAGATAACCAATCTTGCAACATTGATTCTATCTAATGAACTTGCATTTTTTGCTCTTGTTTTTTGACCAAAGTTAACAAGTCCAGCACCCGTTAAGAATGTAATCGGGTTAACTGCATTTGCGTATAATGTATCTCTTTGACCTTCGTTAAGTGCAACAGTTTTAAATTCACCTTCTGCATCAATGAAACCTGCACTTGAAGCGTTAGTAATTCCGCCACGTCTTGTACCTGCTGGTGCAAACCATGGATAAGAAACTTGATCGCTTAGTGCAATAGTTCTTAGTATACCATGTGATGCTGGAACAACTACGTTGTTACCTGCGTTATCACTTGTGAATAAACTTGGATAAAACACACCTAAGTATTCATCACTTGTTACTAAGCCATTGTCGTTATCTTCAACTGCTTTATTAACGTTAGTTGCCCAGTTGTTAATTGATGTAGCGTCACTTGTTAATCTGAATGGAGAGTCACCAACGATAAACGCTGTTAATCCTCTGTCATTGTTAAGTGCAACCATTTCACCAATTAGTTCTGAGTAGCCTGGTGTAGCCATTAAGTTAAAGATACGTGATTCGTTATCTCTAATATCTTGGTTACTGTTCATTAATGCTTGTAATGCTTGTACAACAACTTTACGCTGTGCCTTACGACCGAATGTACCTGAACCATCTTCTTGGTTAGCACTTTCAGTTACCCATCTGTGTGGATAGTAAGCCGCCATTGACTCGTCGTTGTTTCTGCCGTTGTCATCTGCTGTATTAATGTAGTTACGTACAAATTTCTTAACGTTAAAGCCAGAACGTCTTAAGTTCCATAACAGCATACCTTTTGGATATAGTGCTGGATCTGGAGCATCTGGATCTAAGTAGTTACTTGCAAGTAGATCTGCAATAGTACCTTCTGTGCCACTGTTTGCACCTGCTGTGTTATAACGTGCATCTGCAAATAGTACACCGTTGTCTGTTGATTGATCTGAACTATCTCTTAATGTCCACTTCTTAGTATCAAAGTTGTAAACATAAATTTGTGGATAGTTTTCTAAGTCTGCTGTAGATACCCAAATATCACCTGTTACAAGTGCTGAACCATCTGATTGTGTAGTTGGCTCTGTTGCTGAAACAATTGGACCTGCTGGTGATGTGCTTGAGTAGTTAATTGAACCTGAAATAAAGTTCTGATAACCAACCCAAGTAGTACCGTTGTGAATCATAATATCAACTTCGTCAATTACTGAGTTGTACCACAATGTACCGTTTGCCGCCAATGCATTTGGAGCATCATCTGAAGCAGTATATTTAAGTACTTGCCAGTTAGAAGCCATCAATTGCTTAGGACTTGTGTTTCCGTCAGTGCCTGGTACATAGTACAAGTTTGCTGTACCTGTATTTGCATCTACATATGGTGTAAATCCTGCAAGTGTTAATGCACCTGCTGTATCTACCATTCTAAACTCGCCGCCATCGTTGTGTTCAATAACAATTCTATTTGCACTGTCAACTGATGCAACAATGTTTGTAAATCCTGCACTGTTAATTTTACCTGCAACCTCTTCAGCATCTGCTGAAGCACCTGAAGTAGTAATTGAAACTTGAACTGGTGCGTTTAGTCCTGCCTGATTCGTAATCGATTCAGCAATCGTAAATGTATATGTTGATGCTGTAATCTGTGTAGTAATAATGTCTGAAACAATTTTAGTTGCGCCAGCCGCTACACGTTTGAAGATTTTAAAATCAAATTCTGCTTGAGCCTTTTCTGCTACATTTGATTGTGCATAGTAAGTGTCTACAGAAAGATTAAGTCCACCGCCTGTTGCGTCTAATGCTTTAATTGCCGCAACGTTGTTTGCGTAAACTGGAACAGTTTTGTTTTCCCACAATGCTGTAGTTGCATTAAACTCTTTAACTGAAAGTTTAGCACCTAAGTTAGCATCTGTAGTTTTAAACCAAACACTACCAGTTGGTGCTGGTTGTGTATCAGTTGATTTAAACTCTGGAATGCTTGTGTGTGGAGCAACATTTAATTTAGGAGCATAATAAGTTTTTGCTGAAAAACCTAATTCTGCCATTAAGCCTGTTCCTTCTGCAACAATAAGGTCTGTACCATCTGTTGAGAATAAATTAACTCTGCTATCAATTACAGAAGCAGTAAAACCGTTACCTGAACCTGCTGTAACAATAGCCGCTACAGTGTCATTAACAGAAGCGCCTGCTGTAACAGTGTTACCATTAATTGTAAATGTAAGTCCTGAAGTCGGTGTTGCGTTTTGTGAACCTGATGCTACTGGCCAAGATGCAATCCATGCGTCAGTTCCCACTTTAACCCAAGTACCACTTGAGTTTTTGTAAAACACTTTATTAATTGTAGTAGTTGCTACAACAGCATAGTCGCCTATTTGTCCAACAGATGATTTAGGATCTCCTGTTACTGCGTCGCCTACTAATTTTGTTTTGTCGGTAATAATAGTTGGAGTCTTAACTGTAAAAGTTTGTCCACCTGTTGATGTAGCGGCATTGCCGTTCCATTCAAAAATACCTACTCTTGAAATTTGTGTGTCAAACCAATAAGTGCCATCTTCTGGATTTGCACTTGGTGCTGTTGCTGTTGCTTTAAGTTGACCTAAGTCTAAGTCTGCTCTTACAACCCATGCTCTGTTTGAAACGCCTAAGTATGAGTAAGCCGCTTGTAGACCGTACTCGTTCAACTCTCCACCGTGTATTGGATTGTTGTTTGAATCTGTATAAAAAATTGGATCTCCAAATGTTTCTGAAAGATCTCTTTGTGAAGTTAATAAGAAAGGAACGCCAGCGTTAGCCTTTGTTGTTCCTCTCGCTGTACCTGTCGCTGATGCATTGGCTTTATCCTGTGCAGTAGCAACAAAAATCATAGGGGTAGTGCCTGGTTCAGCGGGGGTATAGAAACTTTCGTCTATTACGCTGACTTGTACACCTGGTGATACTAAGTTTGCCATCTTGTGTTCTCCTGTTGAACTTATTATATGTATTTATACAGAAGTCGGATAAACCAACCAAAATACAGCGGATAAAAGGGCAGAAAAAGGGTAGGTAAATAACAATATGAGACCTTTATGCAAGTGCGGAAAAAGACCTGTAGCAGTTAATTACAAAAAAGGGAATAAAACCTTTTATAGAACTCAGTGTGACGTATGTGTTAGAAACAACGGTAAAGGCAAAGGAAAACCTAAATGGTACTTAGCAGGATATAGGCAACAAGAACACTGTGAAAAATGCAACTTCAAAGCAGTGTTCAAGGAACAGTTAAGAGTGTATCATATAGATGGTGATCTTAATAACTGTAGACCGAGTAATTTAAAAACTGTTTGTGCTAACTGTCAAATCGCTATGCAGAGAGTAGGCGTCCGGTGGAAACAAGGTGATCTTGAACCCGACTTTTAAGTTGCTCAAGTGTTCCGTTATTTTCAATAGTTTGTGTAAACTTAGTGTGTGCCCAAGACCATTCTGAAGGGTGTACGTCTTTAGGTTCAACACCAACATCTTGATATATTCTAAACCATACAGGATCTTGTCCACGTTTTACACGCCAAACTTCACCGTCAATTTCGTATAGCATTTTTGCTTCGTTTGGAAAACGTACATCAGGTATAACAAAGTTAGTGTCAGGATTGTTTAAGATATGTTGCTTTGTAAGGCTTACCCAAATACCATCAAAGAATCCTTCACGCATACATTCTGTACCAAATTCTTGTAGCACAAGTCTTGGAGTAATAGTGCGTCCTGTTTCTGCTGTCCAAAATGTATCTACTTGTTCACGCCAGGCTCTTGACTCATCTGTTTTACCATCAAGCAGGTCTCTGTCCCAATTGAACATTACACCAACTGCATCTTTAAGTTTATCTGCGAATGAAATTTTTACAAAATTGTGATTATCAATCAAATACTGTGCTACAGTATCTTTACCAGAACCGATTAAACCGCAAATACCAATGATCATCTATATCTCCTAAGTAGAAGTATATAGTATATGATATTTGTATTAGAATGTCAAGTGGTTTTTAGCCAATTGTAAAGCCGTAGCCTGCACCGCCTGCAACTTGTAGTTTGAGTTCTTCTTCAAGTTTTTCCATTTCAGCAGTTGCTTCTGCTTTGAGTGCATCACCGTTTAGTGTTGATCCACCTTGTGGGCCAGCAATAGTAGCAAATTTACTACGTGCTTCGCCTAACATATACTTACATGTAGCAACG